AAATCGTACTGGATTTAGCGTTAACACATTTGATAATTTTCAGTTTGAGTTAAATGTACCAAAAGACGGTGTCGAAAGGGTAGATGCTAATGATCCTACTACGTATACAACTGTACTTGAAACTTATCTTTGTATTGTTGCTACTAAAGAACGACCGTTAGATATCAAATAACATTAAGCACTCTAAGGAGTGCTTTTTAATAACATTCCTAAATTACTCATATAAATACTTGTTATGAGTAATTCACCATCACTAGTAAAGAATCCCTATACTAAAACAGTTTTCAAAACTGATAAAGAACTACAGGATTTTATTAAATGCTGTGATCCAGATACAGGTTATCTATACTTTATGGATAACTTTTTTATGATACAGCACCCTACAAAGGGTAGTATGGTCTATCACCCATGGGGTTATCAGAAACGATTGATTGAAACCTATCATAATTATAGATTTTCAATCAGTTTGATGCCACGTCAGTCTGGTAAATCAACCTCAGCCGCAGGATATCTACTTTGGTATGCTATGTTTGTACCAGACAGTACTATCTTAGTTGCGGCACACAAATATACAGGTGCTCAGGAGATTATGCAACGTATACGATATGCATATGAAAACTGTCCCGATTATATCAAAGCGGGTGTAACAACATATAACAAAGGGTCATTAGACTTTGAGAATGGTAGTCGTATTGTTAGTGCTACCACTACTGAAAATACAGGTCGTGGTATGTCTATTACATTACTATACTTAGACGAGTTTGCATTCGTTAGACCAAGTATTGCTAAAGAATTCTGGACAGCTATCACACCAACACTATCTACTGGTGGTAAAGCTATTATCACTAGTACACCAAACAGTGATGAGGATCAGTTTGCTTATATTTGGAAAGGTGCTAACAAGACTGAAGATGATTTTGGTAACACAACAGAAATTGGCATAAACGGATTTAGAGCATACAGAGCGCATTGGAGTGAACAACCAGGAAGAGACCAACAGTGGGCTGATGAAATAAAAGCACAGCTTGGTGAGGATCGTTTTAACCGAGAAATTGGGTGCGAGTTCATTATTGCTGATGAGACATTAATTAATCCAAACACATTGATATCAATGGAGGGTATAGAGCCGATCAGTCGTATAGGACAAGTTAGATGGTACGAGAAACCAAAGAAGGGTAATATCTATTGCATAGGATTAGATCCAAGTCTTGGTACAGGCGGGGACCCTTCTGCTATTCAAATCTTTGAAGCAAACACTACTACTCAAGTCGGTGAATGGAAACATAATAAAACAGATATTCCTAGTCAAATTAAACTACTAGCACAAATTGCCAAACATATAGCAGAATGTACAAATGAACCCAATAACATCTATTACAGTATTGAATGTAATGGCATTGGGGAAGCCGCTATCATATCATTAAACGAATATGGGGAAAGTAATATCCCGGGTATCTTTATTAGTGAAGCAGGTAAAGGACGTAAAGGATTCAACACTACCAATAAAAGCAAATTAGCAAGTTGTGCTAAATTCAAAACACTAGTTGAAAGTAAAAGAATGACTGTAAATAGTCGTAGTCTTATAAGTGAATTAAAAGCATTTGTAGCACATGGTGGTAGTTATGCCGCTAAAATTGGGGATACTGATGATTTGATAATGGCTAGCCTATTAGTAACTAGAATGTTACAGCATTTAAGTGATTATCATGTTAATTTAGAGACACAGATTCGTGACCACGATGAATACTTGGCCCCTTTGCCCTTCTTTGCGGTCATAAGCTAAGACATAAAAGATAAATACAATATGGCTAAAAATCAAGAATCAATCAACCGCTCATTATTTGAACTATTACGTAGCAGAGGCTATGCTCCTACATTATTAGATACTTCTGGTAAGGAAATTCCAGTCCCAGAAGAAGCAGAAGTCTTTCAGTTTAAGTTTACTAAAGACGGAGAAGAATACGGGACGGTAACAGCATCTATTGACGGATTGCATAAGTTAATAATCTACTTTGGTGATGATGTTGCTAATAGTGAAAAAGAAGATAACGGTGGTGACGATTCATGGTACAAGCTATTGAATCATCTAAAGCGTTTTTCACAGCAACATCAATTGAGTTTTGAAGTTAAAAATAGAGACCATCTAAAATATGATATGGCAAAAAGGGAACATATGAAAAAGCAAGAAAAAATATCAGAAGGCTATTATCCAATGGGTAAAAAAGCTAGTTATAATGACAATATCCCAACAGTTAAGATTGTTATTGAACATAGTCGTACAATTGAAGAAGGTGAACAGCGTTATCGCAATGTAAATCGCATCTTTTTAGAGAATACCCAGGGTGAAAGAATTCTTGCTCCTACAACTAAGCCCGGCGTTGCTCAGATATATGCCCGTCATTTAGCTGAAGGTGGTATGCCACATGATGACCGTTGGAATCATATTATTGGTCTATGTGAAGAATATAACAAAATGGGTGCATTTGTTCGTGCTACACGCAATAATCAATTCAATGAATCGGCACAGCAATTAGTTAATGAGGGTATCAACCACTATCAAAGTTTAAGAGAATCATTAAGCAAGATGCGTGGTTCTCGTGGGTACAATGCATACTTTGAATCATATACTCCACCATTAATGGAAGATGAAAGTGAAGAAAACAACTTAAATGAGTTGTTTGTACAAGAGACATTGGATCCACGTATTGAATCCGTAATGCCAATATTGAATAAGCTACATAAGAAAGTAGCTGAGATGAAAGAAGTTAATGAGTTAAGCGAGTGGGCTGATAACCTGATTGAATCAGATTTAGAAGAAGGTGATGGAGGCCAAGAGGCTCTTAATCCAGCTGGCATTCCTGAAGAAGATTTAGATGAAGGTATTTTAGATACCGTTAAGAAAGTTGGCAGTAAAGTATTTGACAAATTAGGTGGTGGTAATGAAAAAGACCTAATTAAATATTTACAAAAATCAGCCGGTGTACCACAAACAGGTAAGAAGCCAGAACCAAAAGATAAACCAGTTGATGAAGCAAGAATGTTTGGTTATGATATAAACAGAGTACCTAGTTTAAAGATATCATATGATGACTCACAAGAACTTAAAAAATTAATTCAACAATTGGAACAATTGGTATTTAAAGGTGAAATGGAACAGTCCGCAAGAAAACAGGTTGCAAGTATAAGAGCACAACTATTTAATATCTTACAAAGAAACGGATTAAAAGAATCAGATTTGATGAGTATGGATGAGGGAATGTTTGATAAAGTTAAAGATGTTGTTAAAACAGTTGGTGGTAAAGTATTAGATAAGTTAGGTCACGGTAGTGATGAAGAACTATTGAAGAAGATACAAAAAGATGCCGGCATCCCTGCTTCAGCACAACACGGTAAGCCTAATATGGGTTATCCAAACGATGAAGAACGACTTGAAGAAGTTGACATGGGTCAAGCAGACAGTTCATTAAGAAATAATCCAAAGCAAAATAATGATAAAATGGATCACTTTACTGCATTAGGTAAGGCATCAAAGAAAATGGGACACAATCATTTTATGGATGTACCTGATGACAAACTTGAAGCACTTAAAGCGATGGTTAAGAGATTCAGAGCCGGCGAAGAAGTTGATGAAAGCGCACTACAAGCATCTTTTGGGTACGATAAGTACGGTGAAGATGGTATGGAAGCACTACAGGACGCTGGTCGTAAAGGTGCTAGTGAGAAAAAAATGCAAAATATTCGTGCTGAATTTAGTGATAAAGAAAAACCTGTAACAGAAGATGGTGAGTTTGCCGGTGACTATGCTACAGGTGAAGCAGGACAATGGCGTAACAAAGGTCCTAAAGCTAACAAGCCAGCAACGATTGGTGATCTAGTTGGTGAAGGCGAAGAAAAAAATCCTCTTGATCCATGGAAGCATGTAAGTCCTAGAGTAGACAATCCAAAAATTAAAGGTACTGATAAACGTGCCAAATCTGCATATTATCCTACTCCAAAACCCCCTGTTAAAAAATTAGACACACCGTTGACTAATGAAACAGTAGCAGAAGGTTCAGATGACTTAGCAAGAATATTAAATATTGCTGGAATTAAAAAATGAAAATATCATCATTGTTATATGAAGATCAAAAACCCAATCAAGGCACGGTTAACCAACTGCCGGTTGATAGGGATTTAATATACAGGGCTAAGAATAAATATCCTGGCTATTCCTCAGAACAGGCAATGATATTATTAATTGCAGATGAAATGCAAAATCAGGAAAAAACTGATGCAAACCAAAATAATTTAATCAATACACAACGCAATGCTATACAAACATTGGGCAAAGAATTAAATGATTACGAAGAACAGGCAAAAGAAACGGATCGTGAAGTTGAAAGATTAAAACAACTAAGCGGTATGTTGACTACCGGAAGTTCTAACACACAACAAAACGCAAAAGTTAGTGCTGATGAACTACAAAAACTTCATAAAGATTTAGAAGAATTAAAATCTAAACCCGGAATGGATTCAAAAGTATATAATGAGTTAAATTCTCAACTTAAAACATTACAAACAAATAAATCAACTGATAAAGAAGATGTTACCAAATTACAAAATATGGTAAAAGATATTGAAGGTCAAGCATCAGTTAATTATAATTCAGTTGCTAAACAACTTGCTCAAACTAGGTTACGATTAGCTGATAAAGAACAAAGATTCAAAGAATATAAAACTAGCTTCAAAGATTATAAAAAAAGCACTTCAGATAAACTTGAAAAAGTTGGTCAAGAGATGAATAACGAACTTGCAAAATCCATAGAACTAAGAGCCGGAATTATGCAAAATGCAGAAGTTATTCAAAAAGATGCCGAAGAAATTAATAAAATGAAAACTGACCTTAGTAAAAAAATAGATTTTATTAATAGCCACCTCCAGAAGATAACCAATACTGAAGAACCTACTGCAGGCGCTGCGGATGCTCCTTGGATAATGGGTGGCGGTCAAAGACAGCAAAATATACAAAACAACCCTGCCAATGTACAAGAAAGTATAATGTACACAGAAAAATATATTCCTGCACCGACCCGCAAATATCGTAATGTTAAATATGATGAATGGATCCGTAAACATTTTCTTGGTCTGTTTAATATGTTTAAAGGAAAATTCATTGAGGGTTTAAAACAACGCCCGTACAGTGATAAACAAATAGCCGATATATTAGAAGAATATATTCCTTTGTTGTATAATTTAAGCGATGAAAAAACCCCGTTAACACCTAAAGAGGTCAATCCATGGATGGATGCAGTTAAAGATAAACTATGGGAACTGCCAGCAGAACCCGAATTGTTTAATGAAAGCCTAGATAAAACATATGCACGTATGTTAGATGATATAATTGGTTTAGCCTACATCAAAAAGGGTTAAAAAACCATAGAAAAAAATGTGTTTACCCACAAACGGGATAAATACTATTGACATTGAGAGTTAGCTATGCTATACTAACTCTTATGTTAGTCACTTCATAGGGAAGCGACGAATATTAAAAACGAGACCATCTCAATTTATAAGGAAATTTATCATGGCATCATTAGCAGAGATTCGTGCCCGTATTGCGGCACAAGAAAACAAATCAACTTCTGGTTCAACACAAAAACAATCAGATAACTCTATCTACCCTCATTGGAATATGGACGAAGGCACAACAGCCACAATGCGTCTATTGCCTGACGCAGATAGCAACAACCCATACTTCTGGGTAGAACGACAAATTATTAAACTTCCATTCAATGGAGTTAAAGGTGATTC